AACAATGACATCATCTCCATACACAAGGATACCATCTCTGGTATCCCCGTCAGGTGCAGCCGCGGTGAGGAGCGCCCAGATCGTAAGCGCCATGATGGGAAAGCATAATGCTGACCCCATAGGTGCAAACTTTCTGAGCTTTAACTCCCGGCCATCTGGCAACACAGTCGATGAACTACTGCAACACTCCAAGTACGGCATAAGCCGAGCAGGGAAGAGCAGGTGAACTAACTTAGCACTGACTCGATCACTCGCCTCATTGAGGTCGAGTGTCGCGTACCTACCAGTACTGGACCCAAGAAGGGCACCAGTCCTGTTCGGTTGCTGGTTAGTGAAGAAGACGTTGAACTTGGTCAGTTCTAGTCTCTCCACATGATCGACGATAGCGCGCCCCATGCCCTGTTGGATCCATTGATTATCAACGGGTTCACAGGATATGAGACGCGGACCTCGAGAGTCCTTCGGTACGAGCAAAACCCGTGCCGGATGGACCCTGTCTGTACAGGAGTCAAACTCCTTGTACAAATCACAAACGTGTCCTCCCGACGCGCAAAAGTATGCGTCGAAAGATATACGGAGGTGATTGCCTTAGAAACATTCGTCCATTCATACTTCTCCCAAGGCAGTTGCTTGGTAGCAACAGCCCCAGGACCGTGTGAAGGAGCGATGTTTTCGGGCTCAAAGGCTTGGAATACTCTTTCAAGGAGATTTCTAGCCTCTCGTGCCACTCGTGCATGGTTTGCAGGGTTATAAACCTTGCGTGAACCAGGTCGAATGGCTGCAATCCGTTCGGAGATTTCCTCCAAATACAGATCACTTGTCGATAAGTCGTTTTCGGTCTTCTCAAACCGTGAAACGACTCGTTGTTCTTGTTCATTTGTATAGGGCAACTCGTATTTATAAAATAAATACGTAATTTGCCGGAGTACTCTGACGGAGTTAACACTAGGATGCTGAAGGACAGTCCCATCTTGATGGAGCACTTCTCTGAAAAGCTCACCCATAAACATGGGAAGCTTACTACCGGGAATGGGTTTAAACCCAATGTCGGTAGAGTTCATTGGAGTGTCTCCAGTAAGAGCCTTATCAAAGGCCTTACCAAGACGGGGCAGGGTTTTCGTTAGAAAGCCCGTGCCTTCAGACAGTAGCCTACGGTCGACCTTTTTCAAG